ATAAATTATGGGTACTAAAAACTCAACTTTAGTGGCTAACTTTGAAGCCTTACCACAGGTAGCTAATGATGCTGCACTTCTACATGGCGTTGTTCGTGTAGCACAAGGCACTATAGCTCTTGCTTCTGGTGACAGTGATAATGACGATGTTGTTATGCTTGCACCAATTCCAAGCAACGCTGTTGTATCTCAACTGTTTATTGGTTCAGATACACTAGGCGGATCGTGTACTTTCAATGTTGGAATACACACAACTGCTGGAGTAGTTAAAGACGAAGATGTATTTGCAACTGCGGTAGCTGATGCTGCTGCAATGGCAGATGTTCGTTTTGAAGCTGCTGACATCAACACAGCTGGTAAAAAAATGTACGAGCTTGCTGGTGATTCAGTCGATCCAGGTGGGTACTATTACATTAGTGCTACCATGGCTGCTGATGGGCAAACTGCTGGTGATATGTCTTTCAACATTCAATATGTTGTTAACTAGACACTAAAAACTATAAGGGCAGTCGTTATGCGGCTGTCCTTATAATTCAATATTATTAAGGAAATTTATGACATCACAAGTTGGAATATGTAATGGAGCTTTGAATCAATTAGGAGCTTCAACTATCTTAGCATTAACGGAAGACTCAAAGAATGCACGAGTTCTCAACCAAAGATACGATATGGTCCGTGATAAAGTATTTCGTGAGCATCCTTGGAACTGTTTATTAAAACGAGTTACCCTGGCACAAGATACTGACAAACCAGATTACGAATACACTAATCAATATACCCTACCCTCAGATTGTATTCGTGTATTAAAAACTTTTGAAATGAAAGATGATGTTGATTTTAAAGTAGAAGGTAGAAAAATATTAACCAATGCTACTACGGTAAAAATTTTATATGTAGCTAGAATTACAGATACGACACAATATGATACGTCATTAGTCGAAACTTTGTCAGCTGCTATTGCAGCCGATATAGCTTATGCCATTACTGGCTCAACTACTTTGTTGCAGTTAATGGAAGAAAAATATTTAGAAAAATTAAAAGATGCTAGATTTGCTGATGCTACCGAAGGTATGCCAGATGAACTAGACGCAGACTTTCCATTTATTGCATCGAGGTTATAATGGCTCGATCTGCTTATGCATTTACTAATTTTACAGCTGGTGAACTGTCACCTCGTATGGATGGTAGAACTGATTTAGAAAAATATTTCTTTGGCTGTAAGACTTTAGAAAACATGGTGGTACATCCCCATGGTTCTGCTAGTCGTAGACCAGGCACACGATTTGTGTCAGAAGCTAAAGACAGCAGCACAGCTAAAAGATTAATACCGTTTGAGTTCTCAACGACACAAACCTACATGCTAGAGTTTGGTAATTTATACGTTAGGTTTTATAAAGATAACGGTATCATTACTGAAACTGGCAAAACTATATCAGCTATTACCAAAGCTAGCCCAGGTGTGGTTACAGCTACATCACATGGTTACTCCAATGGTGATTATGTTATCTTGTCTGGTATTGTGGGCATGACGGAACTGAATGGTCGACAATTTAAGGTAGCAAGTGTCACAACACATACGTTTGCGTTACAAGATACGGATGGCAATAATTTTGATACGTCAGCTCTAACTACTTACGGCTCTGCTGGTACAGCATTTCGTATTTATCAAATTACTACAACTTATGCTACGGCAGATCTATTTGAACTGAAGTATGCTCAATCTGCTGATGTCATGTACATCACGCATCCAACCTATCCTATTAAAAAATTAACTCGTACCGACCATACTGCTTGGAGTTTGAGTACGGTAACATTAAACACAGGTACAAACTTTACCGTATCAGCTGTGACTAAAGCTAATCCAGGCGTAGTGACAACCTCAGCCGATCATGGTTTTACAGCTGGTGATTTTATTACGTTTCGTGATATTGGTGGCATGACACAACTTGCTGATGGCACAGTGTTTCAAGTTGGTACTGTACCTAATGCTACTACGTTTCAGTTGCAAGATGCATCCGGTACAAATGTTGATACCAGTAGTTTTGGTACATTTAGTGCTGGTGGTAGTGACGTTGTAGAAAAATTAAACAACCCAATAATCGGTACAGCTGCAAATAATTTTCCATCTTGCGTATCGTTTTTTGAACAACGCCTGGTGTTTGCTAATACTAACAATAACCCACAAACATTGTTTTTTAGTAAATCAGGTGACTATGAAAACTTTACGACAGGCACGAATGCTGATGATGCTATGATCTTTACGATTGCATCTAACCAAGTAAATGCTATTCGATACTTGTCAGCTGCTCGATCTTTACTTGTTGGTACAGTCGGTGGTGAATTTTTAGTTACAGGTTCTGATACCGTTGATGGCTTGTCACCAACTAATATTAATATTCGTAAACAATCAACGTATGGCTCGGCTAACAAAGATGCTATCTCTGTTGGCAACGTAACATTGTTTTTACAACGAGCTAAACGTAAAGTTAGAGAACTAGTTTATAACTATGATAGTGATAACTATGTTGCACCTGACTTAACAATATTATCTGAACACGTTACGGAAAGTCTAGTTAAGGATATGGCTTACCAACAAGAACCTGATTCAGTGCTATGGGTAGCACGAGAAGATGGGGTGTTAGCTGGTATGACTTATCAACGTACTGAGAATGTAGTTGCCTGGCATAGACATATTATTGGTGGCAAAGCTGATACTGGTAAATCATTAGCAACTGACGTTATTCAATTTACTTCTAACTCAAGTAATGTATCGACAACTAATAACACCATCACGTTATCATCACATGGTTTATCAACTGGTGATGTCGTTTCGTATTTTACGTTATCAAATGATATTGGTGGATTGAGCCAAGGTATTTTTTATTTTGTTATTGCTAGTGATAGTAACACTATTAAACTTGCCACCACGGCAACAAATGCTACAGCTGGCACAGCAATAAGTCTTACATCTACTCCAAGTTCTGATACAACACAGTATATTTATAAAGGAGTAAATGTTCGTAATGGTACGTTTTATGTTGATAGCCACGGTTTTGGAAATGATGATTATTTATACTATTATCCATCAAATACCAGTCATGCACTGGGTGGTCTAAGTACAAATGTTAAATACTATGTTGATGTTCTAACTGATGACACGTTTAAATTATCAACTACTAGTGATCTCAGTTCTTATATTACTATAAGTTCTGTTAATACTACTGCTGCTACTCATAAATGGTTGACGCATGCTAAAGTAGAATCAGTAGCAGTAATACCAACAGATGCAGACGAAGATCAATTATATCTTATTGTAAATCGTTTCATTAATGGTTCTACTCGTAGGTATGTCGAATACCTAACACCATTTGATTATGGCAATAGCCAGATGGATGCATTCTATGTAGACAGTGGCTTAACTTATTCTGGTGGCAAGACTTCATCAGTATCTGGTTTGAATCATTTAGAAGGTGAACCATTAGATGTGCTAGTCAATGGTGCAGCTCATGTAGAAAAGACCGTAAGCTCAGGTGCAGTGACTTTAAGTTATGCAGCTGAAAAAGCTACCATTGGTCTTAACTATGAATCAGTTTTACAAACCATGAGATTAGAAGCTGGTGCTGAAGATGGCACAGCTCAGGGTAAAATTAAACGAGTGCATGGGGTTACAGTTAGATTACATAAAACTTTAGGCTGTGAAGTTGGCTCAAGTTTAGATGATATGGAGATTATACCATTTCGTGATAGTTCTATGTTGATGTCATCAGCAGTGGAATTATTTACAGGTGATAAGGATGCTGAGTTTAGATCAGACTATGAAAAGTCTGGACATATATTTGTCAGACAAGCATCACCGTTGCCATTAAATATTATTGCAATCTATCCAAGGTTAAATACTTTTGACGGTTAAATATACTATTGAGAAATTTCAGCCACAGCATGCCAACTACATTTTAAGTTTTGGTGAGGTAGAAAATTTTAAGATTGATTACAACACGCAAGATCTACCAACCCAAGATGCCTGGACTGGTTTTTATTTAGGACAACCGATTGTGTGTGGTGGTATTCACTCATTATGGGAAACTAACAATGTTGCTGAAGTATGGGTCATCATGCAACGCAATGCCAATAAACATAAATTATTTATGTTAAAAAATATTAAAAAATATTTAGAAGATATTATTAACGAAAAAAACTATCAACGCATACAAGCATCTATAAGAGCTGACTTTAAAGACGGCATTAGATTTGCTGAATGGTTTGGTATGGAATCAGAAGGACTGATGAGAAAATATGGTCCTGATGGTAAAGATTATTTAAGATTAGCAAGGATCATATAATATGCCACAAGCAGTAGTACCTTTAATGGTAGCAACAACAGCGGTCACAGCCTACGGAACATACCAAGCTGGTAAAGCTCAAGAAAAACAAGCTCAGTATAACGCACAGATTATTGAACGAGATGCCGAGATCAGAGAAAATAATCTAAAAGATTTTGATAAGTTAGTTAACTTTGAAGTACGAGGTATGCGTAGAGAATACAATGCATATCGTGGACAAAATGTTGTTAACTATGCCAAAGGTAATGTGGAACTAAGTGGCACAGTCGAAGAAGTTATGAGAGCTAATTTAGAAACGTATATAGATGATGAATATAATTTTAAATACAATGCTGAAAAAGAAAAACAACAAGAAGCTGATGGTGCAGCAATGTCAAGAATACAAGCATCAGCAGTACGAGCAAAAGGCAAATATGCTAGAGCTAGTGCAAATCTAAATACTGTTAGCACATTATTAAGTGGTGCATCTCAAGTTGGTCAATACGCAATGTTAACATAGGACTTTTATGGCAATAACAATAATGAAACCATCGATTAGCCCAACTAGAAAATCTACCTCTAGTGGTATAATCCAAGTTGATACTGGTGCAGCTGAATTTAATAAATCATTAGCTAACTTTGGAGCAACGGCAAATCAAGCAGTCAATTCTTATTTTACAGCAAAGGCTAAACAAGAGTTATCATACCAACAATCTATTAATGACACAGCTATTGATAATCAATTACAGCAGTTACAACAAGATATATTAAATCCACAAAGTTAATTAGCTAATAGTCCACAAGACTGGGAAGCTGCGTATGAAACTGGTGCAAATCAAATATTAGAAAATATCTTAGGACCTACTTCTAATAAAATTTTAAAAACATCTATAATTAGTAGTTGGAATAAAAACAAAGTTAAGTATGAAAAAGATGTTGTTAAAACTTCGGTTAATCGTACTAACACATTACTTAAAGCTAATCATTTATACAATTTAGAAAATTATGCTGAACAACTAACTAATGTTAATGATCTAAACCAATTTGATATTATAGCTGGCAACATTAACGGCACTATCGAACAATACTTTCTAGCTGGTTTTAATGACAAAAGTGAAACGCCAAATACGTTTATAGAAAAGTATGTAGGTGAAGCTGTTACTAATCGTATTTTAAATTCAGCTAAAGATCAAAGCATGTCAGATTTTTATAATGCTTATGCAGAAGGGTCATTTACTGAAGGTGATGAACTTACTACAGCTATGATGGGATTGCTTAGTGATGACCAAAAAGAAACGGTGCTTGATCGAGCTTTGGATGAAAAAGTAAATAAAATTGATAAATTATTAAAATTTGATGAAAAAGCAGAAAAACTATTAATCGTAAAATTAGAAAAAGATTTATACGAAGCAGAAGAAGAAGCTGATCCAATTTTAAAAGCTGCTGCTTATAAACAACTAGAAACAGACAATCTTGGTGATAGCACAGCACTACAATTAATAGCTGCATCAAAAAATAATTTTAATTATGCTGATGTTGACACGATTGATGTCATTATAGAAAAAGCAGAAATTAATAAAGGTAATTATGATTATGCTGAAATACTTGCACTAAGACCAACTGTAACTGAAGCAACTTTCAAAGATTTGCACGATACTCATGTGTCGGTAACAAGTATATCATCACCATTGGTCAATCGTTTGCGTAACAATATTAAAGGTCAAATATTTTCTACTAACAATGCTTACATTGAAAGT